AATGTTTCTGCACTGGTACCCAGCGTTTTGAATCCGTCGGCCACGCTGTCTTTGAGCACCTGCACCGGGTCGCGTGTTTCTAGCATGGCCTCGCGCACGGTCTTGAGGCTGGATGCGTAGGCCAGGGTGTTGTCGATCTGCGCCTGGGTGGCCGTTCCAGCGGTGACGCCATCAAACACGGTCTTGAGGTAACCAGGCAGCTCGCTGGCTTGCAGGGCGGTGAAAACGGCCCGGCTGGCGGCAAGCTGCACGGCAGCGGTGTCTGCGCTGCTGACTTCGCCGCTGCTGTAACTCAAACCACCAAAACTAGCGCCAATTCCCGTGTTCGGGTGCGCTCCACCGGCCCCGGTGTTGTAGCCAACTTCAAAAGTTCCCCCGATGGTCTTGATGCCAAAAGACTTAGCAGCGTCTTGGTATGCTTTTTCGATTGCGTTGGTGGCGTTGGTGGCGGTTGCAAGTTGGCTTGCATCACCCGTGGTTCGGTAGGCTGCACTGCCTACGCCAGCGGCGTTGTAGTCAATGGCTGCACGGCCTGAGTCAGTGGCGCTGACGAAATCCTTTTTCAGCAACGAAATGACAGCGAGAGCTGCGCCCACGTAGGGCGCAGCGGCCATCACGGTGCCCAATGTCCCACCAGCGGCCCCTGCCGTAGCGGATAGCCCTGCTGCGCCAAACTCGCCGGTCTGTGCGGCCAGCATGGCAGCTTGTGAGCCTGCGCCAACGCTGGTGGTGCCGAGTGCTGCGCCATAGGCTGCGTTGCTGCCAAAGACAGAGCCTAGCATTCCAGCGCCGTTGGCTGCGTTGCTGCCAAAGACAGAGCCTAGCATTCCAGCGCCGTTGGCTGCGGTGCCTACCTGCCCCAGTGCGCCAACTGTGCCGCCAGCACTTCCTCCAGCGATGCTGGTGTAAACCTGCAGTAGAAACGGCTTGGCAAACACGTCATACAGTGCAGACGAAACCGTTGTTCGAAACGCTTTGCCAATCTTGTCTGCAGCGTTTTCGCCCTGAGTTGTCAGGTCAGACCATACCTGACGTCCCAATCGGTCAGTTTCTTCCCAGCCGCGCTTCCATTCGTCTGCAGCTGCTTTGGCGGCTGCGACTTCAGACTCTTTCAGGGAGCCCAGGCGGGCCAGGCCTGCGCGCTCGCGCAGGGCTTTGACCTCGGCCTTGATGCTCTCGGCCAGCTCGCCGCTGAGGTCGATCTCTTTTGCTGCCATGAGGCTGCGCTCTTTGGCAGTGGCCATCTCTTCCAGGCGGGTGGCGTTGAGCTCGGCAATGGCCTGCTCGGTAAGGCCGATGGCGGCTACGCGGTCGCGCTCTTTGGCGGTCTCTTCCTCGGCGGTGCTGGTGCGCTTTTGCTGGGCCTCTATGACGTCGGCCAGCTTGCCCATGGCCTCCAGGGCAATGTTGGCCTGCAGGGCTGACTCCACCATAGCGTTCATGGCGGGGTTGGTCTTTTCGTTGATGGCGGATGCCGTGCTCTCCATGTAGCGCTTGAGGTCTTCCTCTGACTTGCTCAGGCCCAGGTTTTTGGCAATGAGGTCATCACGCGCTTTGGTGGCGCCCTCGTAGGCTTTGGCCCACTCTTTGGCTGCCTCTTGTTCGCCTGGAAAGGCGTTGGCGGTGTTTTTGGGGGTCTTGGGGCCATTGCCACTGCTACCCAGCAGGGCATTGGCGGCTTTTACATTTGGTGTAACGCCGGTGGGCTTTGGGGGTTCGTTTTTCTTTTTATCGGACTCCATGTCTTGCAGCAGCTTGCGGTAAGACATGGTTGTTTTGATTTCGGCGTTGACTGCAGCCAGAGCGTCTTCGCGCGATTTGATGTAAGCGGCGTTGCCACTGGCGCGGGCTACGCCCAGGGACTTTTCCAGCGAGAGCATGAGCTCTGTCTGCTCGACTAGTTTCTTGTCGTTTTTGTATTGGTCGGTGCCGGTGAACAGGGTTTGTATGCCCGCTATCACGCCAGCAAGTTTGCCGCCATCGATGGCGGCCTGCGCCATCTCTCGGGCAGCGTCACCCAGGCCCTTGACCAGATCGCCCGCCAGGGTGACAAAGAGGCCCTGCCCTGCCACGTTGATGCGGCGCAGGTTGTCGTTGAACTCTTCGGCGTTTTTGGCGAAGTCTGCGCCCATGACGATGCCGAGTTTTTTGGCCTCGTCGCCCATGTCTGCCAGGCCCTTGGCGCCGGTGTTGACCAGCGGCACCAGGCCCTCAAAGCCCTTGCCCATGAGGTCTGATCCGACTGCGATTTTCTCGGCACCGTCAGCGCTTTTGGCCAGGGCATCGGAAAGGCTGGAAAAAACCTTGTCTGCTGATAACGCCTGGCCTGCCGCGTCTTTGAAGCTGACACCCAGGGCATTGAACAGGGCGGCCTTTTCTTTGTTGCCACCCGCTGCGTCAGCGATGCTGATGTTGAGCTTGCGCATGCCAGCGGCCAAGGTCTCGGTGGAGACGTCGGCCAGGCTGGCGGCGTAGTTGAGCTTGGAGAAATCTTCGACAGCAATGCCGGTTTTTTGGCTGAGTTTGTTGAAGCTGTCAGCCAGGTCAATGGTCTGCTTGATCTGGCCGGCAAAGCTGATGACCGACATGCCTGCAATGGCTGCAGTGCCCAAGGCGGCAAAGCTGCTGCCCACGTTGGAGACTGCGCCCTGGAGCTTGCCTGCCTCGGCGGCGACCTTGCCGAAGACGCCACTGGCCTCGTCGGTTGCCCGAATCTTGATGCCTACATCAGCCATATTTCAGCGCCCCTGTTGTTGTGCCTGTTGGTTGGCTTTCTTTTGCTTTTCAGCCCAGACTTCCAGCACGGCAGACTGGGCGGCACGGATGCCGGCCCAGATGTCTTTGCGCTCGTCACCGGTGATGCCTTCCTCGTCGAGGTAGGCGCGCACTCCAGCCAGATCGAGCCAGGATGAGCCGCCCATGCCTGGGTTGCGCCACTCGGTTTGCACATCGCACCAGCAGTCCCACGCGCGCACGTTGCAGGGCCAGAGGTACACAACCTCATCGGCCTCAAGGCCAGCGACTTGCAGATGCTTTTGCCGCGCAGCGAGCCATGGGTTGCGCTGGGGTTGTGCGGCTGCATCGTCTGGTGAGGGTTGGCTGGCGATTGCACGGGCGAGCGCTGCTAGTTTTTTGCTTTGACGCCCACTTGCTCGCGGTAGCACTTGAACGCGAGAAACAAGACGCCAGCGGTTTTGCACAGTGCGCGGAAGTTGTCTTCAGAGTAGGGCACAGCGGCCTTGTCGTCTTCACTGCGCACGCCCGACCAGCCTTTGATGACTTCGAGCATGAAGGCCATGACGGCGGGTGCGGAGTAGTCGCCAGCCAGCTTGTCGTCGATCTCTTCACTGGAGTAGCGGGTGCAGGTGAGGCCAAATTCGTAGGGTTTGGCGGCGCCGGTCTCGTCGTTGATGGTGGCCTCGATCTTGATGCCAACGATGTCTGAGACGCTGATTTTGATTGCCATGGTGGTGTGCCCGATCTATAAGTTCATGCAGCCCGAGGTAGATGGATTTCCCCCAAAGGGGGATGTGCGCGGCGTGCCAAGCTCGGGCAAAACCGGGCAGGTGGCGAAATGAAAAAACACCACCCTGCCGCGCACAAACTTGCGACGCCTGTTAGTAGGCGAAGGTGCGGCCCTGGAAGCTGATAACAGCGGTGACGCTGTTGGGCTGGCCGTTGTTGAGCTTGGCGAACTCGGAGCAGCTGAGGTAGCCGTAGCCGTAGGTGACGCCCCCACCGGCCAGAACTTCCTTGCACGCAACCTTCTCCAGGCGGCGGCTGACAGCCAACATGGTTTTCCAGTTGGCCAGGCTTGGGTCATGGCCCATGGTCAAGGTCAGGCTGGCGGGGTTGAAGCCGGTGGCCACATTGAAGCCGTTGCGGGCTGCCAAAGGCGTGACTGCAGTGAGGCGGGCATCGCCACCGCTGTCGCTGATGGTGAGCACCTGCGGGATCTCCAACCAGCCGCTGATCTTTTGCGTGGTGCTGGCGGCGCCGCCACCAGCTGCAAAGAAGTTGAGGTCTGATGTGTCGAGACCGGTCAAGCCAAAGGTATCGGCGGTGAGCTGGTCGACGCGCAGGACGGCGTTGTTGGCGTCTTCCCAGCCCGATGTGACCAGGACTTCGTCCAGATCAGCATAGCCGTGGGCCACGCTGGTGGCGACTGCGGGGTCGGCGTTGGTGATGGCAGACAGGGTTTTGGCTGCGGCGAAGGTGCGGCTGAAGTAGAACTTGGAGCCTTCTGCGAAGAAATAGGACATGATGGTTTCCTGGTGTGGGTGGAAAAGTTATGGGTTAGGTCAGGGTTGCGTCGTTGGCACGCTGGCGCACGTTAAAAGCGAGAGTGGCGCAGGTGGTTTGCTCGCCATCCACGTCAAAGTCGTAGTCGATCTGGATCGGCTGCATGGCAATGACAACACCACCGAGGGTGATGTCGGCCATGAGGCGGGCATAGACGGCGCTGACGAGGGAGTCGACAGCGACATCGGGCGCGGTGCCTGCCACGGACTTGACATAACACTCGACAGCCACTGATGTGTTCCAGCTAACTGGGTAGCCTGGGGCGAGAGACAAGTCGCTGACCTCGGCCTTGAGCGGACGCACGCTGACGGCCTGCGTAACTGCCTTGGCCAGGGGGCGCAGGCGAACGCGGTCAATCTGCGCTGCCACTGCCGGGCCAGCGCTTAAGGCTGCCATGATGGCGGTGACTGCGGTGTTGACCATGCTCACGATGCGACCTCCAGCAGCAGGCGGCTGACGCCAGTGCCATCGGGCTCGTGCGCGGCCACCACATACGCCACCGCGCCCACCAGGACAGCTGCACCCACAGGATCTGTGGATACGTCTGCACTGGCCAGGGTGAGTGACGGCTGGCTGGTGGCCATGCCGAGCATGCCGACGTTGCCCAGCGCGTAGCCGTTGCTGAAGATGGCAGACACCACCACCCCACCGACCGAGACGCTGGTGGCGTGCTCGGTGGGGTTGATGAAGGCGCTGATGTCTTCGGCAAACATGGCGTGTGGCTGGGCTGACGCGTGCCTGGTCTGGTTTAGACCGTGAGGGCGTCGACCATGGTGGCGAACGACTCGACGTTACGCACGTTGACGTCCACGTCTTGCAGGGCCACGATGCGCACGCCGCCGGAGCTGGATGCGGTGTAGGGGTCACGAATGAGGTCCGTGGCGCCCCACATGCCGATCATCAGATCCGCAAAGTTGCCGAACAGAATGGCCGAGCAGGTTGCGCCCGATGAGCCTTTGACCAGGTTGCTGGGCACTGCGTTGGTAGTGGCTGCGCGGTAGCCGTTGAGTGGCTCGCCGGTGTTGCGGTCCCAGATGGGGTCGCCGTTGGTGCTGGCGAACTTGGCAGTGCGCTTTAGCTTGCCGCGGGTCTTGGCGTTGACCAGGTAGCCCATGGTGCCGATGTCGGCATTGCTGTTGGCCACGTTGGTTTCCAGGTCGATGATATGGTCCCAAGTGGGTGCCAGGCCGTTGGTGCCGCCAATGACTGCCGGTGTGACGCGGGTCAGCAGGCCCGATGGCTGATTGCTTGTGCCCGTGCCTGCAATGGCTGCGAGCTGGATGCCCAAGCCCAGGTTGGTAGCGAGGTCACGCATGACAAAGGCTTCCACGTCGATGCTGGACTGGTTCATGAGCGTGCGGCCAATGTCGGTGAAGCCACCGGCAGTTTTTGGCGACATGAGCACTTGGCCCACAGATTGCTGGCTCTCGGTCGGTGCGGTGTTTTCAGCCACCCAGTAGATGGTGGCGCCACCGGTTTGCTTGGGGATGGCGACGTTGCCGCGCAGGCCGCTGAGGAAGGTGACGCCCAGCTTGTCGATCACCATGGCGTTGCGCAGCATCTCGATGAAGCTGCCAGCCATGAGGTCGGTGGCTACCAGGTTGCCGCCCGCTGTGGGTGTGCCGACGACCAGGTCACGGCGCTGGATTTCGGAAGGCATGAACACGCCTTGTGCCGAGCGGCCCATGATCTTGGCAACAGCATCAGAACACTCGCGCTCAAAGGCCATGTCTTTGTACGCAGCTGCGTCGGGGTTGGCCAGGTAGCGGGCGATTTTCAGCACGCTGAAGGCTTTGATTTCTTTGGCAGTCAAGCCGATGTCAGCCGTAGGCAGGGCCTTGCTGGACATGTGGGTGATGACCTCTTGCTGGAATTGCTCAGTGGTCAGGCCGCGCTGGATGGCGGACATGGCCAGCTCTGCACCACCGGGGACGGTGGCGGCAATTTTTGTGATGTCGGATGCGTGGTTGCGCTCGATTACTTCTGTAGTCATGATGCGGGTGCTTTCTTGGGGGATGGGAGTGAGGGATTTGTCGGTGGCTGCGGGCACTGCTGCGGCGGTGTCGGCTGCGGTGGTTTCAACAGCGTCTTCAGCGGCGTCTTCGGCCTTGTCGTCGGTCTGCCATACGGTGACTTGAACGGTGAGGTCTTTTTGCTGCTGGGTGGCTGTATCTGCACTGCGGCCTAGGCCCACGCTGGCGTCTGCAGGAATACTGACAAGGGAGATTTCGAATGGCTCAAAATCCGTGACGCGATAGGTTTCCACACCGTCCTTCGTCTCGACAAGTTGGGCCTTGTGAACCATGTAGCCAAACGACACGTTGCGACGGATGCCGCCCAGTACGTCTTGCCACACTTCCTCTGCTCGAACGCTTTTTCCAAAGCGCACCACGGCGCGACCTACCCGGTCGGCGCCGATCTCGACAGATTCGATTACGCCCACGACGTCTCTGGCATCGTGGTCGCATAACAGGTTGGCACCGGAGCGCAGGCGCCCGGTGCGCATGGACGTTGCAGTGCAGTCCAAAATTTCGATGCCCCAATATCTCTCATAAGGGGTCTCGCTGGCAAAGGCCATGGTGGCGGTGCGGGCAGCTTCGTCTACTGCAGCACGGTCTACCAGCAGGGCACGTTCTGCGCGGCCTGCCTGGAGGTGGCGTTGCAGGTTTTCGGGGATGTGCTTTTTGCTCATGGCCGCTACTGTGCGGCCCCACCTGTCCGGTTTTCAAGGCAAAAGACCGGACGGTTTTAAGATTTATTTGCGCCGGGGTCGGCGCATGGCAATGCGGGTGTAGATGGCGTTGCCTGGGCCGTCTACTCGCAGGTTGAATACTGCGGATGCAATGGCACGGTAGGGGTCTTTTTCAATGGGCTGCGCTGGCGTGATTTGGCCCACCGTGCCCCAGGCTGCGCCCCACGCCTTGCCCCATGACTTGCCCCAGCTGCTGGTGGCCATGGGCTATGGCCCCCAAGGGTTGGCCTCGGTGCCTGCGCCGTTGATGGCCTGGCCGGTTACCCTGCGCAGGTCTGCCTGAATGGGCGTGGTCTGCGCCAGGGCGATGACGGCGGCGGCTATGTCTGCCGCTGTGGGGCCGCTGCCGCCAGTAGCCGTGCCGGTGTACTCCACACCCGTTGGGCCGTATTGCACTCCCAGCAGCACTTGGGATGGGATAGGCCAATAGAGAGTGCCCGCTACAGACGCCCCACCCGCCATCACAGCACCATCCGTATACGCACCCATCAACGCCACTGGGCTAACGCTTGCCACAGCAGCGGTGAAAGAATCGTCAGTCGTGACTGCCATAGAGGCCACACACGAACCCGCCGCTGCGCTTCCCGCAAACGTGCTGCTTGCCGTAGTAAT